AGACGCGCTGCAGTTGACGTTCAGAGCTGTTGGATACACCAATGGCGACGTGAGAATCTATGGTGGCGCCATCGTGGATACCGCGAAGGCTGCTGGGCTTGTCGCTACCGGCCATGGGAAAGAGGCGAGGATCACTCCCAAGATGTCATTCGCTCTCAGTTCGTTCCTGTGCACGGCGATACTTGGGGCGTCGGGCACATTTATGTGCACTGGGCACCTTCCCAAAAAACCACTGGACTACCTCTACATTGAGGACTCACACGGCATCATGCACTCCATCGCTGGATACGCGGACCAGATCGTGAGTTTCGTCAAGCACCCGGAACAGACGGCCATCAACAAGATTGCGCCGCTCTGGAATGTCATCGGGCAAGCGATCAACAACCAAGACTTTTACCGCACCGAGATTCGGCACACGGACGACTCAGCGCCCAAGCAGGCCGAAGAGTTCGCAGGGTGGGCAGCAAAGCAGGAGTTGCCCTTCTCGGCCACAGGCGCAGCCCATCTCCTCGAAGAAAGAGGCGCACAGGACAATGCATGGTCCATGATCCAAACCGCTATCCATAATCCGGCTCTAGTTGCCGAGAGTTTCTTCGGCTTCAATCAAGCTCCGGCCTTCATCCAGAACTCCGACGCACTCAACAAAGCGCGGGAGTACAGCCAGACGAACCGGCCGGCGGGGACCAGGACGAAAGAGCAAACTGAGCGGTCCCGAGCCATGCACGTTGTCGAAGACCTGATCCGCGCAGGGAAGACAGACAAGAGCGTCGAGCAAGCCTACAAGACGGCTGGTGTACTGTCCGAGGACGACCTTACCAAAGCTCGGTTCTATGCGCGCCGGTCGCCATTGCTGGCTGCGGTGAATCCCCTACACGTCGATCAGGCCATCAACGTCTACATCGCGGCGACGCCGGAAGAGAAGAAGGAGATTCGCCCCGAGATTGAGCGCAAGCAAGGGGAAATCGACAGCTTCACCAACGACCCCGAGGAACGGGCGAAGCTCAAGAAGGCCTACCAGGACGCTCTAAACCCTAAACCGAAGTTCAAAGGAAAGCCCGTAGCATAGAAAGACTGGAGGACCGAAATGCCGAATGGACGTAAACCGGGAGAGGCAGCACCGCGCGGATTCACCAGCACAGGAAAGCCCCGCACGACGCGGGCAGAGAGACAGGCAGCCAAAGAGCAGAAGCGGCTGGACGACGCTGCGACCGAGGAGAGAGTCAGGGGCGAGGCGGCCGAGGCGGCTGCTGGCATGCGAACCCCTACGGTTGTAGCGAACATGGAAGTAAAGAACGTCATCCACCTGCCCTCCAAGGTTCAGCTCGCCATCGAGTGCTGGCTTGACCTCCCGGCCCGCGACCATACGAAGACGGTGACCAAGGTGGCGGAGATGGTTGGACTTGACGCCGAGATACTCCGTGGCTACTGGCGCAAGCCGTCCGTGCGCGAAATCATCGATGCGAAGCTCGAGCAGATCGAGCAAGCCAAGGCGGAAATCAGAGCACGAGCTCGCGGGCTCACCGAGGACTTGCTCGACTCCCACACGGTTGCGCTGCTGGACAGCAAGGAGACGCCGGCGGCGGTGAAGGCTACGCTACTCGGCACAGCCTACAAGCGGTTCGGCATGCTCAAGGAGAAGGTAGAGAACACCGGGGCGAATGGTGCGCCGATGGCGTTTCAGTTGATCCGGTTGAGCGGCAAGAAGGAGAGCGATGGCGCAGACCCCGACCCCTCTCTATAATCCACTTCTAGTTTTCCAGCCCAAACAGGGCGATGTTCTCGACCTAGCCGAAGGCAATGATGCGACGTGGATCGGGGGAGGTGGCGGCCGCGGCGGCGCAAAGTCCCGCTGCGTTCAGTCCGTCATGTTGGCCCGGCGGCTAGCCAACCCAGGCACTCTCGGCACTATCGTCATGCGCAACTCAGACCAGGTGCGCAAGTACCACGAGGACGCCATGCTGCGCGCGTGGCCCCAGTTGCGAGATTGCTACCACAAAGGCGACCGCAAGATCACTCTACCCTTTGCGAATGGCGCACCATCTCAGATTGAGTTCAACTACGCCGAAACTCTCGATGATGTGATCCGCCGGTTCCGGTCCGCCAACTATTTCGATATTGCCGTTGACCAGGCCGAGCAATTCACGGAAGAGGAACTCCGCGAAATCAAGCAAGCCGTCCGTTGGCCCGACGTTCCCGAAGGCACATGCAAGCTCATCCTTGCTTTCAACATGGGCGGCGTGGGCATCGGCTTCCTACGCAAGAAGTTCCACGACGATGAGTTCAATGAGCGCGAAGATCCCAAGTCTTTTGCTTTCGTCCACTTCTTCCCCTACGACAACTGCGAGTGGGTCCGGCCGGCGCTCCAGGCCGATGGTCTGACAGTCGAGGATTACTATTCCTGGCCCATCTCGAAGCGGCGCGAATACTGCGCAACCCGTTCGGACTACGGTAAAGCCCTGGTTAGCCAAGATGAGGCTCTGGTCGCGCGCGACTTCGACGGCTCGTGGGATTCACTCGAAGGCGCTTACTTTACCAGATCATTTGACCGTAACGCCAGCGTGCGGCCGCCGGAAGACATTCGGGAGATGATTAAGCCGTGGTGCGAGATGTCTCCAATGGAGATTAAGAAGTTTCTCGGCTGGGACGTGCGCTACGCTCTCAAGGTCATCATCACCTACCGGGAGTACGTGGCGGGTGGCGAGGCGGCTCCGGACTCTGGTGGAGGCAGAGAGTTGGACGAGGAAGATATCGCTCGGAAGATCGTAGAGTTGACTCCTGAAACCGAGCGGAAGCAATTGTCTGACTTCTTTCTTTCGCCTGATGCGTTCGGCAAGAAGAACAGCAAGAACACCATCGCCCAGACCGAGGGCGAGATTCTTATGGCGTCCGAGATGCCTTATCCGCGAGCGGCTGACAACGACCTTGAGGGCGGCTGGGGTTTGATGTCGAAGTTGATGCTGGCGACCAAGCGAAAAGGGCAGCGCGGCGAAGAGGTTTGGCTGATCTCGGCCAACTGTGTTGAGCTGGTGTCGGCTATCCCGCTCGCTATGCGCGATCCAAAACGCCTGGAAGTAATTCTGAAAACCGATATCGGCGCGGCGAAGATCGAAATGGATTGTCTTGACTCCTGCTTTGTCGCCGGGACGCTGATTTGGACCGCGCGCGGGCAGGTTCCGATCGAGCAGGTGCGGTGGAACGATTACGTGATGACGCGCTCAGGGTGGAGGCGCGTGGTCAATGCCTGGAAGAACCGCGCGGGCGCGCCAATAGTTCGCGCACTGTTCTCGGATGGAAGAGAAATACATTGCACTCCCGACCATGAATTCTGGACAGACAGGGGGTTTTTGCCATTGAATACTGTCCGTTACGGTGATGAACTTATGTCGTGGAGTTCATTGAATTTAACGGCGATGTCTACAAAATCCGCAAGGATGGGTACTACGCTTGTGGAAAAGGTTTCTTGCATCGGCAGGTATGGATTCAAACCTTCGGTCGTATCCCAAGTCGGATGCACATCCACCATAAGGAACGCTGTCCAAAGAGCACTACGAATGTTGACGATCTGGAGTGCCTCACTCCGAAGCAACATGCGGCCAAGCATGGCCCTGAGCGCCTCGCCCAAGCCAAGATCAATATGGCTAAAGCCTCCCTCGCAGCAAAAGATTGGCACAACTCCCCTGCTGGAAAAGAGTGGCACAGAGGACACGCCAAGGTATGTAAATTCGGTGAAAAGAAGTTGGTTCCAAAAGTCTGTCATTGCTGCAATGGAGACTTCCAAGGAAGCGAAAATCAGCGATTCTGCTCCAACGCCTGCAAGTCAAAGTGGCGCCGAGACAATCAAGTTGATTATGTCGAGGTCGCTTGCGTCATTTGTGGCGATGTTGTTCTCAGGAATCTCTACGACAAGGTGCGAACGTGCAGCCTCCAATGCCGTGCGGCTCTGCGGATTAGAAACGGCGGGATTCGCGGACGTGTACGACCTGGAAGTTGAAGACGCACACGAGTTCTTCGCCAACGGGATACTGGTCCATAACTGCCGCTATGGCCTCAAGAGCAAACTAGAGCCCGGCAAGAAGCCCAAGGCGGTCGAGAATGAGGAGAAGTTACGGGCGATGCAGGAGTCGGGACTCGACGGCCACTCGCTGAACATCTACCGCATCCAGCTCAGCCAAGAGGTTCGGACTTCGGAGGAGCCGGCGAGGCTGGGGCATGGGCGGGTCGGCAGGCGCATGTAGCCTTAGCGCGGCGTCGCCACTCTCTTCACTGGCTCACACTCGTAGCGGTGACTGGCAACGTGTCGCCACCCGAATCCCTCAACCTTGCGGATTGCCTTGTCGCAGTTCGCGCAGGTAGCGGTCGATACCTTCGGCGTGTTGGCCACTTGCGTCGGCGACACAGCGGGTCCGCAGTTCATCGAGCACTGCCCATCTTCCCAGCAGTCGGAGCAGGGTGGGACCGAGCGGATGCCGAAAGAGTAGTTCATCGAGAAACCCCCAACATCAGCCGGATAACGCCGTTGTCTTCGCACTGCACGATCTTGTCGCGCAGGCATGGGCCGATAACACTCCCTGGCGCTCAGTCAAGCCAAAGCGATTCTTGATGACGAGCCGCGCATAGTCCGCCTTCCGCCCCGGTTTTGGCAGGCCGCGCTCACGCCAGTTTAGCGACGGATTGAACCAGTTTGCTTTCTTCACTTCATCGGCCACGGGTCAACCTCCACTTCGAGCGGTGCGTACACTTCAACTGCCGTCTTGCCCCGGTTGTACCACAGCCGCTCGGCAGTCGGGAACATCCTCCGTGCATCCTCGATGGAAATCTCGTAGTCGAGCATGATGAATGCCTGATTCCTCAAGCCTTCCCATGCCCGGCGCCAGCCGGTCAGGCGCTCGACGTATTGGCGGACTCGGGTGCGCTTCAAGACTTGCCGTCGTTTTTGACTTCCTGATAGACGAATGGCTGAGGCATCATGTTCAGCCCGGCGCAGGCCGTATCGATCATCCTGCGCTGCATCCCTTCAAGCATCTGGTGCTTGGCCACGCACTCAGCAATCAACTGCTTCAGCCAGCGCGCCTCGACGTAGATGCCGACATCGTAGCCGGTCTTACGCAGTGTCGGGTCTTGAGCGGCGGCTTCCTCGGCCTCGCGCAGCTTGCGCTCAACCCAGTCCATCGTGTCTTTCATGTGCTGGAGGTAGTAGTCGCGGTCTACACTCTGATCGAAGATGCTCATGGCTCCCTCTTCCAAAAAGTGTTAAGTTTGAACTCCCACAGCAGCCACTTGGCTTCGATGTGGAACGACTCATTGCCGCAAATCCAGTCGAATTGGACCGCAGGCCAGAGGTTGATGCTCCACCAGCGAGTACGGCTGTACGTCGTTCCGAACCAGCAATTCCATCGCTGTCTCATCCCCTTAACCTCGGTTCCTGCATCCACAACTGAATTGTCGGCATCGACGGATCATAGTCGCACTTGATCAGCAGGATGCTCCCGTTGCTATCCAGCGCCAGAATCTGATCGCGCCATGGGACGAGTTGCACGATCTTCCCGTCCGGCCCTGATGCCTGCACGTAGACGATGTTTGACTTGGCGTCGCCCAGCAGGCACTGCTTGCCCGTCAGTACCTTCCACGCCGTTGCTATTCTGCGCTTCCACTTGTTCATGGCTTCCTCGCAAATTCACCATAATGCTTTTCGATGGCAGGCAGGTATAGTTCCTCATATGCGGCCTTAGCCGTACTGCGCATACCAAGGAACAATAATTTACCTTTAGATCGAATCTTGGCTTGGAAGAGGTTTCGGTCACGATACACGCCGCGAAATCCGGTCGTGTTGTTCTTGCGCTCGCGGCTATTTATTGCGTTTTGAGACGGCGTGACGATTCTGAGGTTTGATCTGCGGTTATCGAGAGTGTTTCCATCAATATGGTCAGCCAGTCGCCTATCGCCAAAATCAAGCCCAAGGACTGACCGCTGCATTGCAACTCGTCTCCTGCGCCCGCACGTACCCCGCTCGTTCCTTTGTGCGTAAAAACTCTGAGTGTGCGCGTACCATGCGGCATGCCACTTATAGGCGTTCAGGCTCTCAAAGTCTCTTTCATCGACAAGAGTAACTTGATTTCTGGTCAGCGGGATTTCACGGTAGGATGGTGTAGGTGGGGTTGTCACTGATTGGCCTCCTCCGGCCTTGAAGTTGCCCGGCGCTTCCAACGCCCGACAACCCCATGCTACCACAGTGAAGCTTTTACCTCGGTGTTGCGAAATAAAGTATTCTCGGCCACATACTCACACTCAGCCCGGCCAGTGGGCCCCTGGCGCTGCTTACTGAGTAGCATGACCGCCTTCAACTTCTCTTTGTCGTCGGCCTTGGTGTCATAGTAACTCGGACGGTGCGGGAAGATCACCACGTCGCTATCCTGCTCAATCTCGCCCGAGTCCCTCAAGTCGCTCAAGCGCGGCTCCCGATCATCCCGCTTCTCATTTGCCCGGCTCAGTTGATGCAGCACCACCACCGGCACATCCAACTCCACGGCCATGCCTTTCAGCCCGCGCGTGATGAAACCTAGATCCTGGCTCCGGTTGCCGTACTTCTTCGAGTCCATCGGGAGCGCGATGTAGTTCAACTGGTCGATCACGATCAGGTCAAGATGCCCGGTCTGAGACTTCAACCTTGCGGCCTTAGCCTTGATCTTCTGGACGGACTGCCCTGCCTGGTCGTCGATGTAGAGCGGGGCACTCACAATCTCGCTCATGGCGTCGAGTGCGTACCGCTTGTTCGTATCGGTCCAGCGGCCTTCACGGATGTCTTGGAGGCTCACCGTGCTCCGCATGGATACCAGTCGGTGAAGAATTGCTTCCTTGCGCATCTCCATCGAGAACAGCGCAACCGTCTGGTCGAGGTTGATTGAAGCATGAACGGAGAAGCACAGGCCGGCAGCTGTCTTCCCCATGGCGGGCCTGGCCGCAACCACAATCAACTCCTTCCGCTGGAAGCCACAGGTCAACTCGTCGAGTTCCTTTAAGCCGCTGGGCAGCCCCTGGGACCGTGCCGAGTGCTTGAACACCGCATCTACCGATGGATACGACTTCTCGACGAACGCGCCGAAGCTCTGGAGCGGTGAAGATATGCCCTGCTCGGCCGCAGCCTGCATCTGCTCCATGGCGAAGCCGAGAACATCCTGAGCTGATTCGGATTGGTCCTGGGCCCGCTGGCTGCTTAGATTCGCGATGTGGATGAGTTTGCGCAGCAGGGCCTTGTCTTTAAGTTCGGCAACGTAATCGCCGATGGCTGGTCGCCGCGGCATTCCCTCAGACAGCCCGGCGATGTAGGATACACCGCCGACAGCATCAAGTTCTCTATGGCGACGAAGTTCTGCGGCGAGGGTAATCTCATCGACGGCCTTTTGCTTCGCCATCAACTCTGAGATCCGCAGCCAGATACGCCGGTTGGAATCGAGGCAGAAGTCATCAGAGTCTAACTTCTCGGAGGCCTCGGTAAAGTAGGCGTTGTCGATCAGGACCGCGGCGATAACGATCCGCTCGGCGTCGACATTTGCAGGCAATCCGGAATCGAGAGTCAGGTCGGGGTAGCTCAACTCGCGCTCTCCTTCTGTGGCTCCTGTGCGCGGGTGGCGACCAGGGCGGCGCGTGCTTGTTCAAAAGCTGTTCTGCGTGCGTGGTAGTCGCTGCGGTTCACGTCCGAGCACATCTTCTCCAGCGC